TTGTCTTGGATCATGATATCTACATCGCTTACTGAACTGTAGTACCACAAACGACCATCAGCTGGATTTTGATCAGGGGCAACATCGCTTGCTGTGTAAGAGAACAAATCAGTGCTGACCCAATTGCTCAATACCAATTGATTTGCAATTTGAGCCTGACGCACTTTGGGAGTAGCTGTGGTAAATCCAGCAGTGGTCACTGGTGTACCAGTGAAATTTTGTAAGTATATCGAGCCGCCTTGGCTGTGTGTGAACACAATATTGCCAGCACTGTTTACGCTGGCACTAACATAAGGCACGTTAGCAGCACTGACAGAAGTTATAAAAGCAGCAACACTGGTTCCACTCAATGTCACAACATAAGGTGTATTTGGTTGCAGATCATAATTGGTCAATGACTGTCCTGCTTGTGTAGCATAGATATAAAAAACATTATTTTGCACAAACAATGCATCGCCACCAGATCCAGGAGTGGTAGTACCAGTTACAACTGTGGCACCCAACGCAGTTCTTTCCAACAACAAGAAACTGGCATTTGAATTGGGAGTTGTATTGTATAGTTCAGAATTGTATTGCACATAAGTGCTGCCAACTGGAATATTCTTGCCGCCACCAGTGGGATCAAGACCATAGTTTGCTGTGCCATCGTATGAATATACAGGACTGTTTTGTGCAACAAAGGTATCCAATGCAGCACTGTATTGTTTTACTTTCAAACTCATGCCAGTACTGGCAGTGCTGAGATTTTGCCAAACGGATCCTGTGGGAGCAGAATCTGTGTCTGTGGTTCTCCAGCGAGGTGCTTGATAACTGTAACCTGGGAAATAACTTGGAGCACGATATTCACCAGATGTAATACCCAGTGTGGTCAACAAGTTAGCGGTTGTTGCAGGAATTGTGCCTGTTTCAATGCTAATAACACCACCGCTGTCTGTGGATCCGTCATTGGAAGCAACACTGGTTGCATACAATGTCAACTTGTTGTTGACTGCGGCAGCAGTAACGCCCGGAATAGCTTGACTGTTAATAACCGCAGCAAATCCTGTTACGGTGTTGGTAGCACTAACAGTACACAACACATCATTGATGTACATGTTGGCACCAACTGGCAAACCGCTGCCAGACACTGAGTTTGTGCCTTGCAAGGCAGGCCATGATGTTTTCCATGCATCTGTGCCCAGTAATACCCAGGTGTTGTTTGAGTTTTTGTACCAATTCTCATTGTTCAAACTCACTGCACTCACCGCATAGTCGCCAATGCTGCCAATGGTGCTGATGGGAGTATAATCACCGCCAGCATAGTCAACCACATCTGCTGTGTCTGTAATCACAATAGGCACTTGGTTGGTAAATGTTGCGGATGTTTGATCCCATTCAAATATGCCCCAGAGACTAGTGCTAGTATCTAACCAGTATGTGCCGTTGTTGGGGTTGCCTGTGGGACGACTCAAACTTGCAGTCAATTCTGTTAGGTCAATGTCCACACGTTGAACATACGCACGATTGGTAACGCCCAGGGCTGAGTAAGCTGCCAACAATCCGTACTCGTTGAGTTCGTATCCGTTAATAGGGGTACCAGTGGTGGTGTTGTAGAAGAACGGCACACCAAATGTGGCTGCCAAATCACGCTGACTGGTAATGAGATAAGTTTTGTTTGCATTGGCAGCGGTTGTGCCGGCTGCAACTCCGACTCCAGCAGCGTCAGCTTTGTTTTGTGCTGTTGCTACTAGAAAGTAAGGGACTGTGTTTACAGCGGAAGGGATATATTGACTCTCGTCAATTACTGTTACTTCTACGCCTGGTGATACTAGTGCCATGGTTGGTTCCTTTTCAAGTTATTGATATTTATAGGCATACCCAAAAAAAGCCAGTTTACACCACCCTTTGGCAAAGGTCCAAGTACTAAATACCCCATGAGACCCATATGTAAAGCCTGCAATCAACGACCATGTGCTGTGAATTATATTAAGGAAGATGTAACACATTATCGCAGTAGGTGCGAGACTTGTCAACGCAAAGGTCGGGGAATCAAACCCAGAGAGCCAAGATGGAAGTCCGCAGGCTACAAGAAAAAACCCGCATGTGATAGATGCGGGTTTCGAGCAAGATTTGCCAGTCAGTTGTTGGTGTATCACATTGATGGTGATCTCAACAATGCCACTGTGAGAAACTTACGAACAGTTTGTCGTAATTGTGTAGAAGAAATTTCCCGTACAGAAGTTACTTGGCGAGCGGGTGATCTTGAACCAGACGCTTGACTTGTTGATATAGATCATCTAGTGTACTGTTGTTGTCCAGTACCACATCAAATTTCGTACCTACCCAAGACGTTTCTGATGCATGTACTCCCAACTGCTCTAGTCGACGCCCGCTCAGTGCCCAGGTTGAGTTGCCGTCAGGGCCACGATTGAGACTCACAGCCGCATCGTACCACTCAGGTTCAGGGCCACGCACCACACGCACCACAATACCGCCCGACTGTTTGATAGCACGGATTTCGTTGGGGAATCTGCAGTCACTGATCACAACATCGTCCCTGCTGTTACGCAGTTTGTTTTCCAAACTAGCAATCCAGATATCGTCGTGAAAGTTCTTGCGGCACACTTCTGTGCCCCACTGCTGTAGAATGTAACGTGGAGTCAAGTGTGGTATTCCTAAACGTTGGGCCCACCATGGATCAACTTGCTCACGCCACTCACGGGCCATTTTTGTGCGGCCCTCCAGCATGGTTCTGTCCCAACCAAACACCTGTGCTACTGCGTCTTTTAATGTGTTGGCAAAACTTTCTCTGCGAAAGTGATGTAGATTCACAAGATAGTCTGCAATGGTATCTTTGCCTGAGCCAATAAATCCACAAATTCCAATGATCATGCCAGTTCCTTGATGTTTAAATGAGTCAAGGTTGCTTGCAACATGTCAATTTGTCTGCGGCAGTCTTCCAACGCATGATGGCTGGTAGGCGGCCGGGGCAACCCTGGATACAGCTTATATACCGTTCGTGCATCACAGATCTTATAATATTGCCATGGTAATGGTTTACCATAACTCTTGTAGGCATGCTCAAGGATGTTGGCATCGTATGTGGGACCGTTCATCCAGATGCGATTGCACTTCCAGCACAACTTGTGCAATTCATCAAGTGCTTGGTCTAGTGGGATACGGTCCACCTCATTGAACGCTTCTTCACGTGCGGCTGCGGGTTGCGTGGCCCACCAGTTTATAGTGCCTTGTTCAATGGTACGGTTCTCTTGGCTTTCAAAATCAACCCTGGCATAGTATTGTTGCTGGTAGTAGCCAGTGCCAAGAGGGTCAAATGCCTGAGCCGCAATGGTTAAAATTGTGGTTTCAGGGCCTGTTGCCAAACCTTCAATGTCGATCATCAAGTCCATGCTTGATTATAACAGAATTTTAGATATTTGTGCGAGCAGTTTAGCCAATAACAAATGTAAGAGGCTGGCTTCCGTCCACATACATTACCAATTGATTGATCAACAGGTCCATTTCCACTTTGGCTTCTGCCTTCATGGCTGCACCGTTTAGACTACCGCCGCCTTGCGGTCCGGCGATAGTGCCAAATTTTTCACGTGCTTCGCCAATGATCATTTTGCAGTTGGCCACCATGTAGTCCTTGATCCATTGCTGTATTTGGTGATCGCTCAGCAAGTTGAACTCGGGTTTCAAGTTGTAGGTCCACAACAACACCGTTTCGCCTGAACCTTTGGGATCGCGGATCAATTGCAGTTTTTTGGTCACAGGATTCCAGGTGTAGTTCATGTAGGCACCAAACATTCGCCCTGCCAATTCAATGTACTGACTGTAGAAGTCGTAAGTGGCCAAGCCGCCAGCCACGTTGAAGTTCATCAAGTAAACGTTGATTGACGCTTGTGCAAACGGATCAAAGTTACTAGCAAAAGGCCCTGAACTATCGCCAAATGTTCTGCGAAATATTTGACGCACACTAACAACTTCTTGTGGCAGTTCGTAGATGTTGACATCTTGTACCAACTGCATGAAGCTGTAACTTTCTTCATATGCATTGTTGGCTCGTTGGCGATAAGTGCCAATGGTTTTTTGATAAGCCGCTTCGTAGTGTGAAGGGTCTAGTTCTAAGTCAATTATATCTCCGCCCAACTGTAGCTTGACATACTCTATCAAGTTTTGCTTCAGTGTGGGCAGTGATTGTTGTTGCTGTTCTGGCATGTGGGACTCCAAGTCCCTGTATTTATTGAAGTTTTGCTATCGTATTAGACAACCAATTGGCAAAATCCGCAGGCCATCGACGTTGCATTTGTGCCAACAGTTGTTGATTGTGTGTGGCAGCGTCCTGACATTTTGCTGCCAATTTGACTTGATCAGAATTTTTTATGTTGTGATAATTTTGTATGTTGAGTTTGACAAATTCTGAAATTTTTCCATGACCGTACATGCTATTGCTTTGTATCAAATTGTCATAACTGTGGTCTACCACATCTTCTAACACATCAAACCCCAGTGTTTTCAAGTACCCCACCGCATGTTTTGCTGAAAACACAGCCCAAGGTGCCGGAGTTACCAGTGCTCTAAATATCTTTTCACTGAATGCTATGCTAACATCTCCAGCATAGGTTTCAATTACCAAATTGAGATACGCACCAACCTGTGTTTGCTCAACTGTCAATGCATGATTTCTAATGGGTATGTGCGGCCGAGTTTGATCAAACCACTCAGCATATTCAGTATTGTGCAATTGATTCAACTGTGTCCAACACTGTGCAAAACTGCGTTGAGCATGTTCAGCAGTGTGCTCATTGCCATG